TTTATTTTTTGTGGAATAAAAAAGACGAAGCAGGAAATAGAGTTTATCCAGAGTTTGAACACCATGACGTTTCTAGAGTCTTAAATTTTTCACGAGTTACTAATCTTCAAGGATTTTGAATCAGGCAATACCAATAGTACCTTTAATAGAAGAAGTTGTCGATGCAATGGTAGTAAACGACCCATCTGCTGACGTTCCAACTAACTTTAACATAAGGTTTGACGCTGGTAGAGACGTTCAGATTATTGATGGTTTGTTAGTTCTTGATTCGTCTAAGATTAATAAAAACACCAAGTATCCACTTGTTGCTTTGTTTACACCTATAAAAGTTAGGAAGGTAGATAATTCAAAATTTCAAGTCAACATTAAGTTGATAACAATAGCGGCTTATTCACAACAGAACATAGCTGTAATTGATAGGTATAGAGCAGGAAGTACTTTTCTTGATGTTCTTTATCCTTGTTATTTAGAGTTTTTAAATCAGCTTTCTTTGCACGAGGATGTTACTGTTATGGATGCAGACAACTTCGAACATACATTAGAAGAAGACCCAGGAGTTCAAGTAATTCCTACAACTAATGATTTTATAGACTGTATTAATATCCACGACTTACAATTTTACATTAACACTTCTAAAATCTGTCAATAATGGATGCAATTCAACGAGCCTGTCTCGTAGCAGACACAATTAAGAACACAGGAGTAGATTGCAATAAAGCATTTGGGCCTGATGCGATGCTTTTCGCAGTTCCTCCTGATTTTACATTTGACGCTGCCGACTTAGCAGACCCTCTTACTTGGATGAAAGGATTGATTCACAATCCTCCAGCAACAAGAGTATTTCCTTTGTTCGGTAATAAAGCGCCAATTTCAGTGTTAGACCCTCAAGAAGAACAGGATGTTACTGTTGTCTTGGATGATGGTTCTACTCACTTTTTAAGGTATGGTTTTTCTAACATTAACTATGCTACTGCAAATGGAGGTCTTTGTTACCTTAAGGCGTTGGCTAGTTTGACCGCTTCTGGTTATGATGTTATCCGTATGGATAAATCTGGTCAATTGTTGGCAGCCATTACCGAAGACGGAACTGGTTACAGGGCTCTTGTAAATAACTTTATGATGGGAAAAGCACCTCAAAATGCTGACCTTAAATCTAAGATTTACTTGAACCGCTTTATGATTTCCTATGACCCTCAAGACATGATTGACAACGGTGTACTGTTAGCAGGCGGCCGCGCTTTCTTGTCATTGACTGGTTTGAAGGATGCAGAGGTTACTGCTGACGATGCCGATAGCACAACAACTTATCTTGAAGTTGGAGTTATTAACCAATGTACCACAGAAGACCTTATCGCAAGATTTGGAGCTGCTTGGCATTTTGCTAATAACTTTGTTGTAACAAACAAGGCAACAGGTGTAGCTGTAACAATTTCTGGTGTTACAACATCTGGTGGAAAGCTTCGTTTGGCTGGTACGTTTACAGTAGGACAAACATATGTTGTAGCAGGTGGACTTGCTTCAAACTTGTTTGCAAATGGAATCACTTTCTACGAGATTACAAAATCTGTGGAAATCACCATTCCTGCATAGTATTAGTATTTACTATTATTCTAGAGCTCGCTATTATAGCGGGCTCTATTAATTAGATGGCCTTCAACATTTCAAATAAGATTAAGAAAATTGTGGAGTTTGATTCAAGAACTCACACAAAGCAAATCGTTGAAGCTAATGCAGAGTTTTTAAATGATTTACTAAGAAGTCAACTTAAGATTGGTTTAGATGGAAATGGCAATCCTGTTACAGTTTTTGGAAAATCAAACTATTCTGAAAGAGCTGTAAATAATAAACTCGATAATGGTTTTGGATTAGGAAGAGAGGTTAGATGGATTACAAACTATATGACAGGAGAATTCTATCAAGGTCTTAGTCCTGTAACAAATGGTTCTTATCTTACTTTTAAATCTAGTGTTGTATATTTTCACGATATAATAGCTCAGTCTGGTGGAGTGATAATGAAGTTGAATGATGCAAATTTAAGAAGATTTAAAACTGAAATACTTATACCTGAATTAGAAAGGAGGCTTAAAAATGGCTTATGAGAATTATACTTTAGGACAGTTTAAAAGAGCTTGGTTTAAGTCTGACAGGTCTGAAACAGGTATTCCAGATTCCGATTTTGAAATAGTTTATACAGAATATATTGATACTGTTGGAGCTTACAAATCAGACCAATTTGATAAAGCAGGATGGATAAAGCATTTAGAAGCAAAGATAAATACTGTAACTATTTGGATAAAGATTCAGCGTGATTTTATATCAGATTTTGGTAGACCGTTCGTAGAGAGACTTGCTTTCATGGAAGAGTTTGGTCACTATATAGAATACACAGATAATGATTCTTTCTTTGTGGAACTAGAAAAAATCGAGCAGGACTTAAAAGGCGATATATCAGAACTTAATGGTTCGATAAAAGAGTTAGAAGATATTAAAAAATCTGAACCTGTTGTTGAAGTTACATTGAAAGAAAGGCGCGAAGCTTTTGTAAGAAACCAAAATACACTAGGAAAGATTGGGTACAAGATAGACGAAGACAAAACTTCAGTTGAAGAATACGCTTTAATGATTAAACAGCAAAACGAAGAGAATGAGCGATAATTTAGAAGCAGGCCTTGACATAACAGGATTTTCACCTGAGAAACTTGCGAGACTTCGTGAGTTTGTTGTTGTGTTTGAGAAACTTGAAAAGTATCATGGTAAAGCATTTCAGCCTATCGCTGGTGGTGGACTTACTGAACTTAATCAGTCTATATCACAAACGTCTAAGCTTTTAGATGAGTTGAATACAAAGATTTCTAATCTTGGTTCAGGAGGTAGTGCCTCAAAAGAATTGGCAGCTGTTCGTAAAGAGAATACTGAATTAACTCTTGCTCTTGCTGCATATAAGAAACAGGCCGATGCAGTAGCTTCGTCAAATGCAAAATTAGCTGCAACAACATCTGAACAGGCTAAGAAACTTGCAGAACTTAGAGTTGCATTACAAGAAGAAAATAAAGCATTAATTGAAGAAGCTAAAAATAATAATGCTTCTGTTCAAGCTAGAAACAATGCAAAGGAGGCTGCAAAACAAGAGGCTGCCCAATTAAAAGAAGCTGCAAGACAAAGAAAGAAGGATGCACAAGAAGTTGCTGCAGCTGAAAAGCAGGCTGCAAGAGACATAGCCAATTCTCATAAGACAATGGAGAAGGCTGTCAAAGACCATGAAAAAGAAGTTGAAAGACTTAATGATAAGTATGGCCAACTTAAGTCATTGCTTAAATCTCAACAAAAAGAGTATGTAAACAACTTTGCTAATTTTGGTGAATCAGACCCTCGTACAAGAAAGTCTCTTTCTAATGTAAATGAGACGCAAGGAATAATTACTGCATTAAATAAGGATATGGGAAATGCTGCTGGTAATTCTTATGGAATGGCAGTAAATCTTACAAAAGCACTAAGTACACTTAGGCTTATTGCATACGTGCTTCCAGGTATTGGCCTTGCAGGTATCTTTAACCTTGCGTTTGAAGCTATTGGCAAGTCTATACAATCAATGGGAGTCTTTAATTCAGCTCTTGAAAAAGCATCTTCTTACGAAAAAGAATTAAATTCTGGTTTCTCTACGCAATTATCTTTATTTGAGGATATTATCCAAAAAATGAAGGAGATTAAAAAACTTAGAGAAGACAGTTATGAAACTGAAAATAAAAGAATTGACACAAGAAAAGCTGGTGGTCAATCAGCAGATAAAACGCTTGTTCAAGACTTGAATAATATCAAGAATAAATTTGTAGAAGTAGATGCAAAGATAAAAGAACAGTTCGGAGCTCCTTCTCAGATTGATAGAATATTAAACGAAAGGCTTAATGTAATTAAAACTTATTCACTTGATTTAGCAAAAGCAAAACAACTTGAAATAAGAAATTACGAATTTGAAAAGAATGGTCTTTCTGAAGCTGATAAAAAGAAAACTCCTGCCGAAAGAGTAACTGATTTAAACAGAAGATTTGGAGCTCTTGCATTTGTTGGTAAAGATGAACTTATTGCATATCAAGAAGCAACACAAAAGAAACTTGCATTTGCTAGTGAGCAGTATAATATTCTTAAAGGATATGCTGATGAGTATTATCAAACTTTGGCAGACAAAGAAAAGAAAGATGCTGAATTAAAGAAATTCATTCTTGATAAAAATAGAGAAGAATACGTAAAGACAAATACAGATAAAGCAAATACTGAAATATCTAATCAACAAAAAATAGCCGAGTCTGTTATTTCTACCGATAAACAAAAGCTTGATGCCGAGAAGGCTATATTTGAAGCTCGTAAAAGAATTATAAGTCTTAATCTTTATAATGTAACACAGGATAGAGATATATCTGGAGACCCGTCAAAGGTGCCTCAAGAAGTAAGGGAGGCGTTTTCGAAGGCGGCTTCTGATACTAGGATTGCATTGAATGATTACGAGGAAAAGATTTTTAATCTAAAGGATTCTTTCAGAATGAGAGACCTTAAGGCTACTGTTGAAACCGAAAAGAATAGAACAGATGCAATTGCTATTGCAAACGAAAGGATTTTCCAGAATACTAAAAAGACTTTAGAAGAAAGGATTAATGCTTATAATGAGTATGTAAAGGCAAAGGATAAAATAGCTGACCTAGAATACAATCTTGGAATGGGCGAATTAGGACTTTCCGAACCTCAAAAGGTGGAGAAAGCCTCTAACAGAGATAAGCAAAAGTCTAATAATAAAGCCAATTCAGAAAAGATATTGTATGATATAGTTTCTTCTGATGCGCAAACAAAGTTAAAGGCTATTGTTGATACTAATATTCTTCAGAATCAACAGAACAGAAAACAGTATGCAGATGAACTCGAGGCTTTAAACACATCATTTTCAAATAAGCAAATATCGTACAGAAAGTTTCTTGGTGAATTAAAGAATCTTAAAGATAAGTTTAGTATAAATCAAGAGGAGCAGGATATTATAAATGACTCTCAGGAATTAAAAAGACTTAATGATTTATTAATAGAGCAAAAGGCTAAGCGCGATGAATATGCTGGTCTTGCAAATTCAGAGAAAGACCCTAAAAAGAAAGCTGATTTAGAATCACAGTATGATGCAGAAGTAGATGCAATAAACAACACTGAAAAAGAAAAGCAAGTTGTAAGAGATAGGCTTTCAAAGAATTCTCTTGACAAACAAGAAGCAGTAAGAGAAAAGATATTAAGAGGAGAAAGATTACTTGAAGAGAATAAAAGAAGGATTCAGGAAGAGACTTTTAAACTTACAAAGAAACTTATTGACCAAGCGGCAGATAGAGAACTTGAAAAGATTGCATTGATTAGAAATGCCCAAGACGAAGCGTTTGATAATCAAAAAGACGCAGTTGAAAGGTCTACACTTGATGCAAAGAATAAGACTGCTCTTGAGATTCAGTTGGCTCAACAAAAGAAAGAATTTGATATTAATTCTACATTGGAGGAAAGAAAGATTAAGCATGACAATGCCGTTGCAGACAAGGAATTAGCAATTGCAGAAGCAACAATAAATGGTTTTCAAGCAGTAACAAAAACTGTTGCAGAATATGGAGGTACTCCATTAGGTCTTGCATTGGCATTATCTGTTGGTACATTATCTGCATTGCAAGTTGCTTCAATTGCTTTAACTGATATTCCAGCGTATGAGTTTGGTACACAAGGAGTTCCGCACAAAGGAGGCCCTGCTCGTGTTGGTGAAAAGAATAAGAAGGAGCTTGTATTTGAACCATACAAGACTCCATATTTGATTGAGAAAGATGGTATATATAATCTTCCTGTTAATACGGAAGTATTTCCTATTTCAGATATGAATGTATCTGCAGCATCTTCTCCTGACGGATGGGAGCAAACGCTTTGGTTGGCAGGACAGTTGAAACCTAAGAATCAAAAGATAGTTAATAAGAATACTATTAATATCACTATTGACCAGTCTTACAGAAAAAGAATACTTGGATAATGGCAAGGAAACCGAATGACATTTACTGCTTTATTTACGATGAACAGGGTAGATTCTACACTGCTAATCAGTTAGCTAATGGAACATGGAATATACCAGTTCCTAATGCTATTCCTTACCCTATTAAGTTTGCACCTCCTAATTTCAAAGGTAATCCTATTGAGTTTGCAACCAATAATAGATACTTTGCTCCTGTTAGAACACTAGGAGAGAATGTTAGATTTATTAAAGATGGTGCTGCAATATTGCGTAGCCTTTATTTTTTGGGGAAAGGTTTTGAGCAAAAGATGTACATAAGAATTATATCTTGGGATGGAAGTCAAATTCCAGGAAGGTATAAACTTGCTTACGTAGGAAGAATAGACTTTTCTGAAAAGGTTGACGACCCTGAGATAAACGACTTTGTTTGCCCAGTTGTAGATGATACTACTTGGGCTTTGCTTTCACAGAAGGATGGAGTTCAATATTCCCTACAGTGTAATTCTAGTAATCCAAAGGCAATAAGAACTGTTATTACAGGAACTACCCTATTGAACAATCTTACATTTCAGACTGTTAATGCAGCAGTAAGAAGAACAACAACTGGAGTTTATCATGTTGCCCCATTTGCTTTGGTAAATCAGGATGGGGATAGTGCTGGTGTTATATCAAAGACTCAGCAGTCTTATAATATACCATCTACTACAACGTTGGCAGATTACACTGCAACTGCATTGACAGGTTGCGTAGGAACTATATATCCTATCAATAACGTTACAATAGAAGGGAGTGTTAAGTTTACTTGGACTACTGATAGGCCTGATGGACAGTCTGGTGGATTAAGAATATTTTTTAGAACATCTACAGGACAGGAGTTTAATGTATTCTCGCAGCTTGGAGGTGGTTTAATTCCAGGCAATATATATAACTTTGGTTTTTCTTTTACGCTTAATTTAGCTGCAAACGAGAATATATTTTACATAAACCAGCTATCAGCTTCTGGCGGAGACAATTTTTCAATTACTCCAATAGTTACAAATACAAAGATAAGCACAAAGACAACAAGTCAAACTGTTGTTTGCTGGGGACTTAGACCTCTTGATGCATTGCAAGATATTGTTGACCAAGCAACTGAAGGAAAAGGAACTATTGATTCTAATTTATTACGAGTTAATAACAAGGATATACTTACTTCTGGTAATGCTATCAGAGGTTTTGATAATGCCGTTATAACTACTTCTTTTGAGGATTTCTTCCAGACATTTGACTGCATACATTATGCAGCAATGAGAACAATAAATGGAAGCCTTTGGTTTGAGAAAGCAACAGAAGTGTATAAGCAAAACGGTAATTTGCTTTTTGACTTAGGCGAAGCGATTAAATGCAAGCTTAAACCAGCAAAAGAATTCTTCTGCAATTCTGTAAAGGTAGGTTCTCCAATAGTTGATTACAGGCATCCAAGCGGAAGACTCGAAGTAAATTCTACAAACCTATTCTCGTTGCCAATTCTTAATTCTGATAAGGAAATGGACTTGGTTACTAGATACAGGACAGGATGCTATGATATTATATTCTTGATTCTTGATTATCAAGGAGGCTCCACAAAAGATAATAGTGGTGATAATGCTACGTATCTTTTAGCAATTACAGATGAACAAGAATCTGCAACTGATACTGTTGAAACGTTTATAGAGTTAACTATAAACAATGCTTCTCTTAATCCAATAATCAAGTCTCCTGCAACAGGAGATAGGATTAACTATAACAAGCCGATTATTAGAGGTATTGCCCAGCCTGGTCAAACAGTTAATATCTATGCAGATGGATTGCTTGATGGAAGTGCAGTTACAGGAGTTGATGGAAAATGGTCTCACGAGATTGTTAATGCTTTGTCTTCGTATGCAAGTGGTATCGCAACAGGAGAGCATACAATTCAAGCTACATTTACGGACTTGGTTGCTCCTTTTGATTCTGTAACAGTTGTTATTGACACAACAGAAGTAACCCAAACAATATTATCTTATCCTAACAATGGAGATGGGCTTTATAATAATAAGCCTTTGATTAGAGGATACGCTCAAAGAGGAACCAATATAAACATATTTATAGATGGTATATTAAGAGCTTCAGTTGTTGCAGATTCATCTTGTCGTTGGGAGTGGAAAGCTGATTTATTAGCAAATGGAACAAGGACTATTACGGTTGGCACTCAGTCTGCGATTGTAGAGGTTAATTCATTTACCGAGTTTCCTCTTGTAACATACGCTGGTTCTGAATTAGATGGATTCTTAATAATGAATAATCTGCCATTGATTCAAGGTGTTGCAAAGCCTGGAACTTCAGTTTCTTTATTCTTGGATTATATTACTTATTCATCATTAGGAACTGCAATTGCAGACGCAAATGGTAACTGGTCTTTCCAAGTTGTTCCTGTTACATATCCAGACCCGCTAGGTGGAGGAGATGTTAATTTAGCTCCTATATCAAATGGATTGCATATAGTATCTACATCACTTGTTAATCGTACAGTTAATGTTGGAGTATTTGGATATAAACTAGACAGGCCAGCATACGCACCAATTACAGGAGTTACTGACAATACTGTATTCAATACTAGATATTCACCTAAAAGACTTTTATTAGCTCGTAAGCCACTGTTTGCATCTATATTAAATCAGCAGCCGTTGTCTGAAATTAAATTTCAAGATGCAGATAAGAATGGTAATCAAGTAACAACACTAGGAGGTGTAACAATAAGCGAGCGCGCAAACGAACAACGTTCTTCTTTGGGGAATCCATTACTACTCCTTGAGTACGCTGATATTGAAACGAGAGTTCCTTTGGAGTTCGATGAGATATTAAGTAACTTTTCTAATGGCGGTGAAATACATTTCAAGTTTAGAGGAACATCTATATATGCTCTTCCAATAGGAAGTATGAAACAGGCTAGCATCACAAATAAGGTTCAGGAATGGAGTTTGCTTATATCTCCAAGAACAAGTTATTTGTCATTGCTTAATCTTTATAAAAATGGAGTAACAATCAATCTAAATATAGGTCAAATGTATCATAGCGACTACAACACACTTCATATAGTCACTTACGACTATAACCTAGACCCAAAATATAGCAATGCAGACCTTTGGGAAGACTTGTTTAATAACAGAAACAATGGGTGGGTTACTAATCCAAAACAGTTTCAGATGTTATCTAAGTTTGACGGAAGGATAACTGACCAGATTATTACAAGTGGAACTGCGCAACCATTCTTAAGAATATACAGTGTCAAAAATGCAAGTCCTACAGACCCAGATGTTGGTATAGTTCAAACCATTGCTTATAATCCAGTTGTTCCTCAGCCTGTTTTTGGAAGAGAGATAGTTATGGAAGCGCATCTTGAACTTACGGGAAGCGGAACAATTGCAGCAGGAGAATACTTTGCAGCTATATTTGTTGATGATTTGCCTGTAGGAATCAGTGAAAAGATTATAATTAAAGAAAGGTGGAAAGACACAATCTTCATTGAAGCTAAAAGCGATATAAACGAGACTGGATTCTTTTTCTCTACAGGTGTTATTTGTAAGTATAGAGTTCAAGGCCTTGTTAAAAAATATCTTCCTAAAACAAATGCAGTTACATCTGTTGATGATATAGGTAATTCATCTACGCAGTATCAGTTGATGATGAAGAGAAGAACAATTAGAGCAGGTACAGGAGCTGGACTTCCAGACTATCAGTATTTGAAAGTTTCTTCTTATATGTTGTTACCAGATTTTAAATGCGAAGGAGTTAGATATACGCCTGAAGACGAAGCTGAAGTTACTGCATCCGAGGACGTTCCAGGCTATCCAATGTACCACGTTTCTATTCCAGTATTACCATACGATAATAAGAGAGGTCAAACATTTACAGCGGTTACAGGAGAAGATGCTTTCGAAGGAACAATACTTATCGTTGAGCCAGAAGCAGTTGGGTTACCTCCAGGAGCTCTTGAGACAATAGTTTTAGACCGTGAATAAACGCGTTTAAATGCCCCAAATTTTGCCCCAATTATAAAATGGTGTATATGTACACAAATGATAATTGGGGCGATTTTCGCGCCAATAAACACCCCTACAAATTGATTTTGTTTATTAACAATGTGGAAAAAATTATTTTTTTATACGGGATAATCTACGTAAATTTAACTTACAATTATGGCACTCTACTTCCTCGCATTAAAGTCAAAAGCTTATCCTGATATTACAAACAGGATTAGAGGTTCTGTAAAAACTTGGGATGGCGCAACAACAGTTGTTACTATCATAGATTCAACCACTGGTCACCCAGCAAGGTTATGGAACTATCCTGGCTTGCCAAGAGCAAACTATCAATGGGTACTAGAAGAAATAAACGGTTCTGGTGTTGCAATTAGAACTCTTTCTGATTTTATGGTTGTTCCATCTACTATTGATGGATTATTAACTAGGGACAAAGAGCAGCTTCAAGTTGATGCTCCTAATTCAGGACTTGTATCAGGTACTAGTTCAGCAACTCTTGACGGAACAGGAGGAGTTCCAGACTTTAGAGGATGGAAAATAGTTATTGCTGAATATGGAGATATAAGAAATATTCTAGTTGAAGACTTGGATTATACTTGGGATATTACAACTGGTCAACTTGAAATCCTTCAAGGTGAGCAATTTCAGCATTTAGCTTGGTGGACTTTCCTTTTCACTGCTCAGACACAAACTCAAGGAAATTCTTCACCAATAATAAATGACTATTCAACTAGATTATTAACAGAGACAAGTGCTATATTGTACGAAGATTTCGGCAATGCTATATTGATTAAACAGGCTGGAGTTTATGGAGAATATAGCCTTCCCGATATTACAACAATTCCAGTAGGAAGGCCTCTTGAAGTTGAGATAGGACTTTCTGGAATACTTGCATCAAAGTTTCTTACTTATGGCTCTGATATTATTTCGTTCTTAAGAGGTAATTTAGTTGCATATCCTGGAGAAAGTTTTACTATTGTTCGTTATCAAAATCCAGACCTTAGTAACGAATGGAGAGTTAAATATGCAAGTGGAAACTTTGCTAGATGCGGTGATATTGTTGGAGCAAATCAGATTCAATCTGGTATGCTTTTGGCTAAATTGGCTAACGGTGATTCAGTAAGTAAATATGCTTATGCTCGTATTTTCAATGATATAGTTTTGAATCTTCCTTCTACTCAAAGATGCGCATACGCTGACCATAACGTTGGTAATAATAAGTACTTGTTTTCTGCCGAAGGAACAGGAGGTAGTTCAGGATTATTCTATTTTCCAGATTACAGAGGACTTACTTTGAAAGGAAACAATACTGGAAAAGCAGGAGACTTCGAAGACTGGATGATGGTAGACCATAAGCACGAAGAAACAGTAGGTCTTGTTCCATCAAGTATATTCGGAAGAGGAACAGTATCTAGATTGTCTGGAGACTATAATGGAACTAACAATCATCTTTGCGATTTGACTTCTTCTCCTAGAAACACAGACGGAAGCGATATGGCTAACATCGGTTCTGAAATTAAAGTAAAATCAGTTTTAACTAATACTTACATATTAATCTAATCAAATGAAAAAATTACTATTATTTACAATTGCCTTTATTCTTTGTGGAATAAGCTTCGCGCAAGTGTTCCAGCCCGTAACTCCAACTGCGTATGGCAGTAATAACAACAGGGTTAAAGCAGACTCTACTTTGTTTATCCCTACATTTGTTTCTACTCCTGTAGGCTCGGCTGGTCTAAAGTCAAATAATCCACAAAGAAAAGGCGCTATTGCCATTGATACTACTAACGGTAGATTCGCATGGTATAACCCTTCAGGAGAAACTTGGAATTACATTGAGAACGCTTATAACTATAAGCAAAAGTCTGATTCGTTATTCAATGACGGATATACAAGAAGAGATAGAACAAAACAAGGACTTGACAGTATATCTATTGTAACTTTATCAAGAATACATGATAGCCTTTATGCTAACTATGCAATAAAAGCAGCTTCAAGTGCGGGCGGTAGGTTTATTTCCAATAGCGGAAGCATTGTTGCTGAATGGGGAGTTGGTGGCGGAACAAACTTTGACTTTCACGGCTTTGCAGGGTACGATGCTAATAGGTCAAGCAGTTATACAACTAGGTCATTTACTGATAAGGGATATGTGGATAGTTCTAGGGCATTGGATGTACAGTTAACAGGAACACAGACAATCACAGGGGCTAAAACTTTCAGTTCAAACCTTACTGCTACGGCTAGGGTAAATGTGGGCGGTGTTACAGATAATAGTAGTTATGTACTTAATACTTTGGGTAGTACGGCAATAAGAGCATCGGCAGCAAAAGCATATCAATTAAGTTTACTACAAGCAACGGACTCAACAAGCGGGTGGGCCTTTGATGCTGACAATAGCGGCAACCTAACCTTGATTAGACGTTCATCTGGTGTTTATCAATCACCTACGTTCAGTTGGTCAAGTGCAGGAACGATTACAACAAACGGAAACAGTATTACCATTGGCTCTACTATTGGAACAGGAATTGGTACTTTGTTTTCAAGAAATAACTTTTTTACGGCCTATAACTATGGCACAACAGGAAGCCCTTTGTATGAAGAAATATTAGGGTATTCTTATGATGGAACGGCTAGGTTTGCATTACAGGCGTCCAACAGTTACACCAACAATCAGGGTACAGGCTTTAGGTTTAAAATAACCGATGGAAGCGGAACGGCAATATACCCTTTATCCTTTAGCAATGCCATAGGGGATGCTAATTTTTCATCGCTAGGAACGGGTACAGTCTATTCCAATAGTGGAACACTGACCAACACAAACCCATCCGATAGTAGCCTAAAAAATACTATTAAGCCATTAGGATATGGATTAAGTGAGGTTTTGAAGTTGCAACCTAAAACATTCTACTACAATAGCGACAAGGCTAAGACAAGTCTTAAATACGGGTTTATTGCCCAAGAGGTGCAAAAGATTATGCCCGATGTGGTGCGAGAGTTTAATACTTATAAAACAGTTGATTCGGCAGGAAATAAAGTTGAGCAAGTGGTTAAGAAACTAGGGCTTGAAAGTGATGGTATTTATGTTACTTTGGTAAAAGCTATCCAAGAGCAGCAAGTTATCATTGATGATTTAAAAAAACGTATATTAGCACTAGAAAATAAATAAAATATGCTAACAACAATAGGGGTTCTGATTATTGCATTAGTTGTATTTGGCGATAAATCAAAAAATAATGTTTATGACTAAAAAAGAAAAAATAGGAATTTGTGTTTTTACGGTGCTTTTAATGCTTTTAATTTTTGCGTTGCCGTAAAAGAGAACATTCCTGCAAACACTATGACAGGAAAAACAATCTTGGGAAATATCTTGACACCGTTGCAAAAGTTTACTTTCTTGCAGCCAGCAGATAAGCCAAAGGAATTGAAACCAAAGCAATAATCTTTTAAATCCATCCCTACAATGGACGCAAATGACCTTCAGTTTATCGTAACTGCGATAGACCAGCTAGATAAAAAGACACAAAAAAAGCTAGATGAAATTCTTGTTGAACAAAAGAAAACTTTAGTTCAAACAACTACAACAAATGGCAGAGTAAATACATTGGAAGATTCTTGTAAAAAAATAGAATCAGACCAGCTTACTCAATGGACAATACTAAATCAATTGACGAGTTTTAAAGACCAAATGAAAGGAAGAGATAAAGCAGTGTGGGTTTTTATAGGTGCAATTTGCGTAGTATTGTGGTATGTAGCACAACAAGCTTTAACAATTAAAATCAAATAGAATGAAAGAATCTAAATTCTTTTCTCTTAATCTAAGAGACGTTTTAAGAGGAGTCCTTATGACTGCTCTTACCGCAGCATCTGCAGGTATCTACCAAAGTCTTGACTCTGGTGTATTACCAACAGTTGCTCAATTAAAAATCAGTGGACTTATTGGACTTGCATCAGGATTAAGCTATCTGCTTAAAAATCTGTTTACTGCTCCAACTCAAAAGTAAATCAATAGGAGAGCCGTAACTCTCCTATTCTTAAAAAAATAGCATGAAAAACATATTATATTTCTTTTTTGTGGCAGCATTATTTTCTTGCAAAGACAAGGAGAAGATTGCAATGAATGAGTTTGAAACCAACTCCAACCTTAGAAATAAGCTTATTCAAAAAGTTCAAGACTGGTATCCACAAAGAAAAGATACTGTGACTAGGTTTGATACTATTACTCAGAAAATAATTCTTCCTGGAAAGGAGATTAAAATAATTACTCCTGCAATTTGCAAAGGATACTATTATGATACTTTGATTAACGGTTTGAGTATTTATGCAGACTCAAATGGTATTGTAATTACAGGAACACTAGAAGCTAAAATAATCAATCGAACAAGAGATATAGTGAATCAAAAGCCATTAGAGATGGCAAGAGACTCGATTCGAGAAAAGGATAAATCAATTGCAGTTTTAACTCAACGTGTTGCAGACTCGAAGGAATTGGTCAAAAGTAAAGATAAGCAATATGGAAAGTTGGTTGCTATTTTTATTGGAACCTGTATTTTGTTTGCTTTGATAATTGGATTAATACTAAAACTAAAATTTAAAATATGAGAGACTTAATTAGCGTACCTCGAGTTGAATTACTTCATCCAGCAGTAAGAGAAGAAGTTAAAAAATTAATCTATGCCGCAGAATTAAATCTTCCTTTAAATGCAAAGATTAGAGTAGTTCAGGGACTAAGAACAAAGCAGGAACAGGATGATTTATTTTCTTTGGGGAGAACAAAGCCAGGCAAAATAGTTACTAATGCAAGATTCGGTCAGTCATTCCATTGCTACGGGCTTGCAATTGATTTTGCTTTAATGTATGACAAAGATGGAAATGGAAGCTACGAAACTTTATCTTGGGACGTAAACTATGATATGGATAAAGACGGAATAAAAGACTGGATGGAAGTTGTTAGTACGTTTGAGCCAAACAAATGGACTTGGGGAGGAAGGTTTAAATCAATTCAAGACGACCCTCACCTAGAGAAGACGTTTGGGTATTCTTGGAGAGAATTGCTTGAAAAATACAACAAGAAAGACTTTATTAAGGGAAGTTTGTATGTAAATTTGTAACTGTTACCTCTGTATATATATGGGCGTAATTTAACGCATTTTAACATATCATTAACACCGTTGTATCAATTATGTACGTACATTTGCTGTATCAATTATAAACAACCAACTATGACTCATCGACCAGCAAGCAAGATTGAAAAACAGATTGTTCAACTTGCGAACAAGCTAAAAAACCTAGAGCAGCAAAGTCCTGCTTGGTACGCATTGAAAGGAAAAATTGATTCTCTTGTAAAAGAGCATTCAAAGTCTAAACAATTTGAATTTTTAGCAAAATGAGAAAGTTATATATATCTATTCCGTTTGGCAAGCATCTTTTAGCTTGGATGATGTATGAGTACATTGCTAAAGTTAACGAGAATTGTAACGATGCAGAAGAGTTTAAGATGAAAACTATTGCCGACCTTAACAAAGGAGAAATGGTTAAACATACAGACCAGCATATGTTCTACGTTGACCAAAGACTTGTTTGTATCGTAAAGCAGATAGAAGTTAATCTTCAAGAGTTTCCACAAGTTCCTAACGCAACAATAACCAACTAGTATGAGCGAAGAATTATCATTAATCGAGTTAAATAATAACTTAGAAGTTGCATTTAAAAATGACCAGCTTAAGTTAAAATTAAATAAGCCTATTCCTGCAGGCTGGCTTAAAAAACATCCTTCCGCAAAAAAGAAGGTTACGAATAATGGCCAGACAACTACTGTTGCTGCGGAGTATTTGCCGATTGACAAGGTTGAATTTCTTTTAGATTATATTTTTCAAGAGTGGAGAATAGAAGTATTAAGAGAAGGTATTATGTTCAACTCTGTTTATGTTACAGTTAGAGTGCATTACAGAAGTCCAATTACTGGCGAGTGGAGTTTCCATGATGGTATCGGAGCAAAATCATTGCAGCTTGATGCTGATTCAAAAGCTTCTAATATGGCGAACATTAAAGCCGAAGCTGTTATGATGGGATTGCCTTCAGCTAAATCATATGCGATTAAAGATGCTTGCGACCACTTAGGTGCTATATTTGGAAGGAACGCAAACAGAGCAGATTCATTAGATTTTAAATCCGTTTACGATACAGAAGTGAAACCAGACAGAAAAGATAAAACAGAAGAAAGGGTTTATGTTCTTATTGAGAACGCAAAAGATATTGCATCGCTAGAAAAGTTTAAAAAAGATTGCTCTACTCCCAAGCTTATTCAGTTATACGATAACAAATACAAGCAACTATTGCAAAAATAACTTATCCCCCCAATGGTTAGTAATCCTTGAATAAGCCGTATCTTTATAGAACGGCTATTCTCGGTGAAATTATTTCATAAAATTAATTACCATGAGTTACAAAAAATCTGAATCAGGCGAAGTAGTTGCATCGAAAGATTTTCAACGAATGCCTCAAGCAAAGCGCAAAGGTTGGCTAGGTTCACAAGAAGTTCCTACCCACCGATTGGTTGAACCAAAGGCCAAGAAAGGAGAAAAGGTTGTTTGGTCTGGCGAATTAGAAAGGATTCCTGAAGAGGAAGAAAAAATCGAATCGACAGAAGAGACAACGGAAGAAACTATTGAAGAGTAAATCATTGCCCTGTGCTGAAAAGCACGGGGTTTTGACCTGAGAAAAAACCAACTACAAATGAATAAGTTTAATTTTGACAATTGGAAAGCAAGACCGCACTTCGCTGGTCTATTAATGACAGAGCCTAAAGGTAAGACTTTTGCAGAAAAATTAGCAGAGGCTCGATTGAGCTTAAATGCAAAGACAGAAAAGTATGTTACACTTGGAGAGAAGGCATTAAAGAGTAAGGCCAAGCTTGACGAAGAGATTAGAATATTAGAAGATATTACAATCCCAATGCTTGAAAGGTCTTTGCATATTCCAAGACTAAGTGAGACTTGCAGGACTAGACTTAATCAAGAATGGACTGTTCAAACATCTGGAAGAACAAAGGATATTAAGAATAAGTATATAAACAAGGGATTAGATTTAGAGGAAGATGCTCTTACGCAATATTCCCTATTCACTTCTTCTTTGTGGAATAAAAATCAATTTGAAGCTCATAATAGCTATGTAACAACTCGTGGTTGCGATTCTTATAACGAAGATGTTGTTATTGATACTAAAGTATCATGGGATATTTTTAGCTTTGACAATAACAGATTTAAAAAGATTAATCCTTTGTATGACTGGCAGTTACAGATATATTGCTGGTTATGGAATAAAAAAGAAGGCAGACTTGTTTACGTTCTTTTAAATACTCCAGAGTACTTAATCAAGGCTGAAGAGAAAAGATTATCATACGAGTTGTTTGGTATTTCAGAACCAGAATCAGAAGAACAAAAAGACTTGTTTTCTGACGCTCGTAAAGAATTAAGACATAATCATATCTATGACGACTTAGACCTAAGCAGAAAAATCCAAGTCTACACCGTTAAAAGAGATGATGAAAAAATAGACAGGTTAAAAACAAGAATAGAAGAGTGTAGATATTATCTTAACAATATTTCAAATCAAGAATTAAATGAGCAAGAGGAAATTTAAACTGCAATCAAATGGAGTTATTATCAACCAAGACGGTTGTATAGTAGGAACCATATACGAGCACGCTTCTGAAGAAGACAAAGACACAATTTTAAACTCTCCTGAAATTCTCGAGGTAGCGGAAGAATTTGTTGAGAAAGTTGAAACAGGTAAGCTTCGCCCAAAGGAGACTTACAATAAGTTTAAATCTGTATTGCAATGAAAGGAGACAATCACCTAGCAGACGCTTTTAGATATGCTATAGGAGTTGATTTCGCTAATAATAATTTTGATATTAGCGCAGTTTCAATATTCTCTAAAGTAGGAGATGATTTTAAATTAGTATTTTCAAAACAAATAAAACAAAAACCAGCTATGAACAAAAATGAGCGCATCGAGATTGACTTCGAGTCTCTCGAATTGACAGAAGGAGAAAAAACAAGTTTGTTGTGTACAATTCTAAAGGAAAGACAACTAGAACTTAAAGAACTAGACCACACTAATTTCAAGTTGACCAAAGAAGAGATTACTAGAGGCATTAAAGAACTTTCCGAAGAAGAGCAAAACGAATTAATGGTTTCTGCTACAGACCAAATCCTCAAAGGAAGAATGGCTAGGATTAACTACCTTAGAGGTGTTGCTTCTGATGCACATGAGCAAAGTAATTCACTAATGCTTTCTGCTAAAATCCTTCAGGAAAAACTTATTTGCGAGTCTTCTAAAATCGGTTAAAATTATTAGTATGCACGACTATCAAGATTGGGAAAAAGAAGAAGGTATCTGGAAAATTGTTGAGAAGAAGAACGTTACCTTCATTCATGCTGACAACATGGCTTTTTTGCGCAAGGCAAAAGACGAGATGATGTACAAGCATTGGCACGTAGGAATCGTAGACCCTCCTTATGCTATTGATGTTACCAAAATGAATCTTGGCGCAACAAAAGATTCTAAGCCTAAGAATTATGAGCGTGGCGAATGGGATTTAGAAGTTCCTACTCAAGAGTACTGGGATTTGCTAACATACTGTTGCAGAGACTTAATCGTATGGGGCGGTAACTACTTTACAAAAGAACTTCCTTTCTCTGGAAGGTGTTTCTATGTTTGGGACAAGAAGAACAACGGAATGAGTTTTGCAGACTGCGAACTTGCGTTAACTACATTTGACGAGAACGCTCGTATTATCCCATGTTCAAGAAACAAGAAAACAGATACAGAAGGAGAAAAGAGGCACGACACTCAAAAGCCTAGTTACCTGTATGAGTACTTGCATGAGAAGAATGAACTTCGCGGCAAGAAAGTATTGGATACTCATGGCGGTAGCTTCAGTCATGCAGTTGCAAGTTACATAACTGGCGCAAGACTTACAATCATGGATAAGCAAGAAAGCTATTTCAACAAGGCTCTTGAAGTTTGCGCAACTGCAGGAACTGTACAAAGATTATTTTAAAACTAAAACAGTATCATGAACGACTCAGTAAACAATCCAGCGCATTACACTGATGGAAAAATTGAAGTTATTGAATTCATCGAAGACAAGAAGTTTAATTTTAATCTTGGTAACGCAGTAAAGTACATTTCAAGAGCTGGTAAAAAAGACCCAGCAAAGCATATCGAAGACTTGAAAAAAGCAAAATGGTATTTAGAAAGAGAAATATCAAATCTGGAAAAAGAGTAAACTATGGAAGTCCATCTACAATTCGAGCCTCATCAGTCCTCGTTAATCGAGTATGTTATTTACTTTGAGGAAGAGAGAGACTTAGAGGTTAAGCTTCGATGGATGGATTGGAGTTTAATCTATGGAGATGTTTCGGAAGCTATATTTAATCAGTTTTGCGAATCAGATTCAAAAGGCAAGTACTACAACAAGATTATCAAACCACACTATTCTTTAAAACAAAAACAAACAGACATGGCAGACGAAAAAAACAAGCCGAAAAAAGTTCACAAAAGTAACAGTGAACAAAGAGTAATTGAAATTGATATTAGCGTAAGCAAAATCAACAAGAGCTGGTTATTCATTACTGAAAAAGGTGATGTAAGACTTAAGATGAAATTCATCGAGAAGCCCCAGAATGAAATCAGCGAGTACGGACAGATTGGATTCTTGAAACAACAGGTTCCTCCTCATGTATTTAAAGCAGAGAAAGAAATTAAAGCCAAAGACGATTCTTTTGAAATGTCAAAAGATATTATCTTGGGTAATGCAGAAGAACTTGAGTGGACAAA